ATAGAGTACCACCAACAGGCAGTTGATCTCTTCTCACCGTTCAACCATGAGTGGTGCACTTATTATCTGAATTCGGGCTTTGAGAGGGGTTACACGCAAAAATTGAAGCGCATGCCAGCACAAGCATTCACTAGCGAATCAGGCCCAATAGGTGGTGACCCGGACAGACCAGAAAGAGATAGTTTAAAAGGGAGCAGATTTATTGATGAAAAGTCTAAGCCTCACACCAACTCTTATGCAGAAGCTCGTAAAAAATAAATACAGAAGCCCAAGGGGTTTTGCCAGATTAACAGTCGGGGCTCAAATCTTATTTTACAGCAGAAGTGAATGGGTTTAGACCTCATTTGTCTTCGAGCGAGAAGCGGGCTTATAACTCAAAAAGCCCTATAATTTGAACTTATAGGGCTATTCGGTCGTTACAACAAATGCGATAAGCACCGCCCGAGCGAAGCGCCAAGAATTGGAGGCACGGCATTACCAACTTGTGTGTACTGAGGTACTTCGAACTTCCTCATTTGTCCACCTGTCGTAACCTTTGAGCGAAAAACAAAATCATCAGGAAATGACTGTATACGCGCCATTTCACGTACAGTTAACACCCTCAGTTCATGATCATCATAGTGACAAGCATCATCAGGTATAGATAGGGCAGCAGGAGCTGGAGAATCAGCAATTAAAGCTTTCTGAGTTTGCTTTTTGGTAGGGTGAGCCTTTAAATAATTTTCAAACTCTGTCTTACAATTAAACTGATATAGCTCACCATTCTCATGTAAATATCTATAGCTAGAAAGAGTACTCCAGACATTTTCCTCTAATCTGTTTGATTCATTCTTAAGGATTTTAAATACAGCCTGAGTAATAGATCTTTCACCAATTTGCTGAAGCACTTGATATAACCTGAACCTTCTTTTGACTACTGCACTATTATTTCTAAGTTCGTGGTTTAAAAGTTCAGTTCTGGCATTTAATGCAGTAAACCTTTGATTAAGGTGCTGCACGAATGCTGATGGCTTTGATGGGTTATTGACCTTCAAATCATCAATGGCTTCCCGAACAGAAACTTCTGGAGAATTCACTAGCTCGGCTAAAAATGATCTCTCAAAGAAAGGCAAGTCACAACTCTTATTCGAATCATAATAATTTAAATGTCCAAACTCTAATTCCTCACCATGACTTTTAACTTTGGAGAAAAACTCAAGAGAGTGAGAGAACATATCTTTTTCGGTAGTGTTTAGTCTATCGGATAGTTGTTGAAGGTAATCTTCTCGAACTCCAATTAGTATGAAACGAGGCCTATTCTGGGCAACACCAGCTTTTCTAGCATTGACGTGGAGACAAACAGGTACATAACCAATTGATGCGAAAACTTTCGATACTTCGTACCACGCGTGAAAGCTCTTACCTTCATCATCTTTAAAGGGGCGAAGAATACCTGTCACATTCTCCAATAAAACCAACTTGGGCAGAGTGAACTCCACAAAGCGAGCGAACTCCCATGGCAAAGTGTTTTTATCGCTATTTTTGTCTCTCTTTCCAGCCATGCTAAACGACTGACAGGGAGGGCCGCCTGAGACAAGATCTAATCCCCCATCTCTCCCAAAAGCAGACCTAAGTTGATGGACAAGTTTCGGAGAAGACGCAAGTAACCTGTTGAGCTCAATAATACTGCCAACAATTAGCTTACCGTCCAGAGTGTCTATATTTTGAGGAATATCTGAAAACCCATTCTGACCCACTTGAGGAAACTCAAAAGGATTCTCTCTCAAACGAGATTTCAAATTAGAGTGTCTACTACTGAGCCAAAATGCATTTTCAGATCGCTGATTTTGATTAGCTTTCTCTTCTAAGTCTTCGTTAAAAAAGTTATAAGCAAAAGTTTCCGCAGCCATTGGAGATAGCTCATTAGCAAGAACTAACTCAAAGCCTGCACTTTCTAACCCGAGCGATAAACCACCACAACCGGAAAACAACTCAATATGATTCAAATTACACACTTTTAGATCAATAAATATCTAGGGCGTATTCTAATTCTAGTAGTAGGAAAAGTCCAGGAGTTTTGAATTTTTATTTTACATATTTCATTCAATCACTTAGGATAATTATTGCTGTTTGAGAGCAGCGATTGAATCATTTCTTAAAGACCCCTCTGTGGTCCTCTCTGTAGATACTCGAAGCATATTATTGATGCTTTTGGATGTTTACGGTGAGTGCCACATAAAATCACATCGTAAATGTATCTACACACTCGGTTAGAGCCTGAGGGTGTACTGCTTCTATTTTCACCTTTATCTATCTGACCGGTGGCTTGGGATATTAAGCCGTCCTTTTTAGGTAAAGCAGTTGGTGCAGATCCTTTAACTCAGATAGTGCCGCTAGTGCACTAAGTTAATAGGAACAGTAGTTATGTCTGAAACAAACTACCCTAGTGAAAAAAGACTAAAGCAGTTAGTTAAACAAGTAAAAAAAGAACAGAGAGTCAAGATACATCAAGCGTATGACCTTATAAGTCAATCACTTGGTCACTCAAGCTGGCGAGAGCTAAAACCAATAATCGAACTCCACTGGAAAACTCAAATTCCATCCCCTCAGGCATCTTTGAATTTTATTAATGATGAAGATGTAACTTTATCAGATGATGAGATTAATGATATCGACAAAGAGCGAAGTGTCGAGTTTGATAAATCAGTAAAAGAACTAGTTGAAAAAAACAAAATACAACTAGCTCGGTTGGGGGTTGAATACTCTATATTTGAACCGACTTTGACGGGCCTAAAAAAATCAATTCTCGATGCAACACAGCCGGTTCGAACTCATTTTGAATTAGAGAATTTTCATTATTATTATTCTCAAAGCCAAGGCTCAGAAAATAAAGTCGTTAAGACTGCATATTTGCTAACGGCTGATCACACTATCCCCTCTAGAGCTAGCTTTTATCGCCCTAAGACCAAGAAAGGTGATCCACGTATGTGGTTTCGTAACTTAGGGCAACTAGCGAATGCAGGGGATCTGGTAGCGATAATCATTTTTGACGAAGAGCCATATTTAATAAACATCTCTGATTGTGTCATTAGCGAGGAATTAGAAAACTTACGTAGTCCTATTGGTAAGTTACTCAAGGCCTATGTTGATTCTGACAGTTCAATTGCTGATGAGTTATTGGGCAAGTTAAAAGCCTTAGCAATTAAGCCCTTCAAGGCTCTAAGAAAGGGTGATACTGCAATAGGCTATACGTTGGAGACGCTTTTAGGTATTGAAGCTAACTCTAGTAAGCTACCAGATTACAAAGGTATTGAACTTAAAGCGGGTAGAGGTGGTAAGAACCGTTCAAACTTATTCGCCCAAGTTGCAAAGTGGGATATAAGTCCTTGTCAAAAAAGTGCGGAAATTCTTGATAAATATGGTTACCAACGAGAGGATGACTTTAAGCTTTATTGTACGGTTAGTACACAGAAATCGAACTCTCAAGGTTTGTACTTCAAATATGACAAGTCAAATGATCAACTTCAGGAATGGCATGACAACGGAGAATTAGTAGCCGTCTGGCCTGGTCATATTCTCCGAGAACGGCTGCTTGAGAAGCATGCAGAAACATTTTGGATTGAAGCTGATAGCTATGTCAAAGACGGTATAGAGCACTTTCAATTAAAGAGTGTTATCCATACTAAAAAGCCCTTGGCGTCTCAATTATTACCACTTCTTGAAAATGGTGTAATTACTATGGACCACCTAATAAAAAGGGATGGTAAAAATAATCGCGTTAGCGAAAAAGGACCACTATTTAAGATTGATAAAAAGAACTTAAATCTATTGTTTCCAGAACCGGTTAAATACTCACTCAACGATAATGTATAAATTAATTTTTAATATACAGCTAAGAGTAAAATAGGAATTCGTTAGTTGGTTCTGAGATAACTATCAGCAAAATTTCTCCACTTCACCTGACAGACAGCTATGAGCAGCGCTTCGCTGTACTTGAGCGAAGCGAAGTCGGCAAGCGTTGCGAATCACCATTAAATGCTTTGTTATGTATATCAGAGGGTTGCGATGATCTCTTTTATTCGGCTTTCCCCCAAAAATGCAAAGTGCATCTCCAGCCAATTTTTTATTTTTCTTGCCTTTTTATGTTCATCAGCAAGCTTCATAAATTGAATGAATTGTTCATCCTTAGACAAACAAGCAATTAACTCGTTAGCTGACAGAGATGAAGCCTGTTCAACATAAATTTTATCAACAGCACGGACGCTCTTGATTACCATAGTGATCAACGTAGACACATCCTTAAGAGTAAACTTTCCAGTGCCGTAATTGGATAGAGCTTCATTAACATCAAAGTGATGGTAACTATCGAATATTGCTTGAGAATCGTCTTTTAAGTGTTGTATCGACGCTTTCGACAACTTCGCATTAGATGTTTTAGCATGAACGACTTTGTTTCTCCAGTGGCATAGAAGCTCAACTAAAATGATCCATTCAGGCTTTACTTCTGGTGTAGCTTCAAGAAATCGAACGACTCTGTCCGCTTTAGAGTCGGTAGGATTTTTTTTAATATTAAAGTTCATGTCTTCGTTTAGCCATAAATCGGAATTGCTAACCTTAGACAAGTATTCAAACAAACTTTCAACAGAGTAGACAATTGCAGACTTTACAGCAAAGCGCCTAGAGTTCATTGATGACTGTTTTGCATTTCCGGGTTTCCAAGAAATATTTAAAGTTGAAGGTGCTGTCGTTTCTTCTGTCATTGTCGACAACGCAACTGCTATTGTATTCATACAATGAACACTATGACCTACATCGTCTAAGAACTCTTTTAAATGATTGCTTTCAATTGACATGGGGTATCTTGAAGTGTGGTGGCACCAGCAGGAATCGAACCTACGTCGTCGGGTTTAACTAGAAATTTTAGTAGCCGCCGTCTTTCCGCATTAGACCATAGTGCCGAAGTGAACAATATGCAATCTTACACTGTTGTCAATGATTTACGCAATCGATATACATAACGTCCGCATAAACCAGCCAACGAAAATTTGCCGCTTTAATGCGTTTGTTATGTTTTTTTACTCAATGGCCTAAGAGGTGTAACTCGGTTGTAAGATTGTCTCTTATGCATAATTATCATAGAAAAGAATAAAATGAACGCCTCACGCCAACCTAATTCTTGAATGAAGTCTTCTAGCTCTTTACCTTGAGCTAGTGCCTTCCATATTTCTGGCGAATATTTCATTATGTTTTTTATTCGGTGCTGGAATTTAACGGTTTTAAAGCTTTGCTCAGAAACATCATGTGCACATTTATTTCGAAGTTGACGTAATTGATTATATATTTTTAATTCTCCTTCGGTAATCACACCAGTGCGGTAAGCTAAAATTATTTTTGTTTCAAAATCGGCTCGGTGTAATAGTTCATCTTTCTTATCAAGCTTTGGTAATAATCTATGCTCTAAATGTTTATAAAGCTCATTTTCAACGTGTGCTGCTGTTATTAAAACCAAAGCTCTATCACTTTCTAATTTTAGCTCTTGAATAATTGGTTTTGCCTTTTCCGGGTCGAACATATGTTAATTACTACCTTAAAACATACCATGTTTATAGCAAGCGAATCGCGTGTTGTTCTACTACGCTACCGCTCACTTTTCTGAGTGATACCTTTCTAACAGATTAGTTAACTCATTGCCATTATTATTAAAAATAGCTATTGCTCATTTTTATCTTGCGACAAAAGCACGCGATTGGGTCGTTTGCTTGGCTATGTGAGCTATTGCGCTGAAACTATTTTAATATACAGTATTTGCATGTCTTCAAAGGAATGATAACTCGCTTTTCTTATTTTAATTGCAACGCACACTACATGTTGACTCGACAGTATTCACTGAGGACGGTTAACCCTTACCTTAGTTTGATATCTAACTTCATACATTCTCATAATAAAAGACATCCCACTACTAAGGGCGATAACGCAGTGATTGTGTTTTTAGACTACTTAATTTTAAAAAGAAATATGTCGCCTAGAACGCAGGTGGCCGCATTAAATGCATTAGCGTTTTTGTAAAAACACATAGTAAAAGAAGAATTGTCGTTGGACTTAAATTTTTTCAAAAGCAATAGACATCCCAAATTGCCAGTCGCTATAGCTCCAGAAGAAGTTAAAGAAAAATGTCGTTTATGAAAAAACCTCTATTAATTAATTGCGGGATTAATGTACAGAAGCGGTTTAAGGGTAGTTGAGGCGGTGCAGCTCAGAGTGAAAGATACTGATTTTGACTATAGATGTATTCAAGTCTGGAATGGAAAAGGCAATTAACATCGAATTGTAACACTTGCAAAAGCGTTGAAGGCTGCTTTAAAACAGTCGGGAATTACAAAGTTAGTTACACCACATATGTTCAAACACTCGTTCGCGACTCATCTCTTGCCATCAGAAGCAGACATTCGCACAGTCCGAAGTCACTGGGTCATTCAGACGTTAAAACCAATCAGATTTATACTCATGCTTTACAGCAAGGCGAAAACAGTATTGTGAGCCCTTTGAGCAATATTTTCTAGCTTGTTTTGGGGCAAAAATGAGTTACGGTTGAAGATCCGCTCCTGGCAAATATGCCACTGTCAGATTTAATGAAGTTCGGTTAATCGAATCTGACCGAATGAGTCGTAGAGTGTTAACACCAAGTTATAGGTATTGTTACGACTATCTTTGGTAGCCTCATCATTTTTAGAGTTTAGGCCTAAAAAATTACACAACTATATTTGGTACTTGTGTCCAGCTTAGACTTTTTCCGTGTTTGGTATAAACCTTAGTCGACTTACTATCTGAATGCCCCATACGTTTCTGAGGGTCTACTCCTTGAGCTTCAATTAGCCTTGCAGAAAGGCCGCGTATTTCGTGATAGGTCGGTCTTTCTGCCAAGGGTAGTGTGGAGTACAATCCTAACTTATCTCGAACTTTTGAAAACTCTCGACTGATATTTCGGCTTACAACCTGAGTCACATGCCTAACCTCTTTACTGATAGGGTTTGAGTTGGTTTTTGGTAGCCGATGGACCACGAAAGGTGATGCGATATTGTCTCTGCTATCGTCCACTATTTTTTTGATAGTTTCATTGATGGGAATGATCACATGAGATGCTTCGCTTTTATGTGTTTTTTGACGATGTATCGCTAGTTCACCGTATATCAGCCCAGTATCATCCTGCTTAGGTGTGTCATACCAAATGCAGCCACAACGACCACTTTCGGGCTTTCTAAGCTTGTACTCAATTCGGGAGATTTCCAGCACTGCGTGGGTTGTTTGCATTGTTAAATCCATAGCAGTTTTTAACCAGATAGGCGCCGCAGCTCTTATCTTTTCGAAGTGGGCTATATCTAGAGCCTTGCGCATTTTCGCTTCTTTTGGCTTTTTAATTTTAAGTGCGGCTGGGTTTGAATCCATCTCACCGATATCCTTGGCATAATCAAACACCAACTCTAAGAAGCTCAACTTTCTGTTGTACACATTATTACTGGCGCCACTATGATAAGCGTCCATATATTCCGTTACATCAGCGAGTGAGATATCACTCCCTGACATTGTGAAAAAGGCCTTAATTCGCTGCGCATCATTTAGCCAAGTCGATCTTAGATTTTTACCCGGGTTCTTATCTTCTAACATTCGCTCAACAATTTGGTCTACTACGTCAGAAAAGCTGGTGGACGAATACCCCTCATCTAAGAGCTTGTCGAGTACCGTAGTACTGCGTTTGAGACGGTTGTACTCATTGGCGATAATAATTGCTTCAGCACGTACTTTGCTAATTACTTTACGCTTGCCATTTACCAGCGAGAGGACATAGCCCTTTTTCTTATTGTGGTACAAAAAAGGGGGAAGATCCCGGTTCCTATGAATGCGTTTTCTTGGGGCCATACTAACTATTCACTGCTAATTGAAGTGCAATATCCTTTGCTTTGGCTCTGGTACCAGGCTTTTGATCTTCATAGATGTAAACCTGCTGCCCTGGGCCTACTAATTCACCGTCGATGTAATTACAGGTTACCCAATCCCTGATCGCTTGATAACTTGGTTCAGACCCCTCAGCGAAGTATAACTTTGCCCAGGCTCTGGCTTTTATTAGCTTTCTATTTTCCTTTTTCATCTTTCTTATCCTAGTCAGAACATCAAGTAGGCCACGATCAGGACTAAAAGCCAAAATGGTAGGCTGATTGTCAGGGCTGTTTTTGGTTGCCTGTTTGCAAGAAAAAAAGCACCTATATATATGGCCGCAATTACGAACATAGTAAGTGGAAAACTAATCAATGTTTGCCACCTCGCTTTAAATAGATGTCTCTTTGGCGGAGACTAAAGAACTTATCTAGGACAACCGCAACCAGTAATGCCACTGCGAGATTTAGTCCCAGCATGTAATGGCCAGTGAATACATTCACTAACCCCCAAACAATAAGTATTAAAAAGATACGCGCTTTCATGTGGTCTCCTGTTTATTGAACTTGGCCGTTTCGTTTCCCCAGGCATCCCAATGAGTCGCGGTAGTCCTAGCGAAGAGCTCAATGCGTGGTACATCTCCCGCTAACGTAACGCATTTATCCCTGAATTCATCAGGCTTTCGACTGTGCTCACGTATAGGGTAGGAACCCACAGCTCTCACACTTCGACTGGCCACTTTAGGCTTTCCCTTTATAGCGATAAGAGCAGATTCACTTCCGGCTCGAGTCCAGAATCCCATTCCAAAATGAGGCAAGTGATTTTTGGTAAGCTTATTCCATACAAAGCCATTCATGTTCTTTAAGGTAAACCCCCAAGCACTTACAACATCGAGTGCTTCTTGGGGCATAGAGCTAACCCACCACATTACTAAAATGCAGTTATCATCGGCTACCTGATCGACTGGCAGTTGTTTCAGCTCTCTCATATCCAAAACGCCCTTATAATGCTGGGTCGCTCCAGATGTGAAACTACCCCCTGTTTTAGCATTTCTAAACTTCCAAGGTGGATCAGCGTAAATAAGCTGGTACTTTTTACCTTCTGTTTTATCTAACACTTTTGGGGACCTCCTATATCGCCGACAAGGGAGCAGGGCCCGGACATTTCATTCAAATACCGCAGGTCTACAGGCACATACTCATATCGATGCCGACCAGACTTTGTTTTCACAGGGTTACCTTGAGCATCCTCCGCTGGTCGTTTGCGCATAGGTTTGAGGCCTTTGTATTGCCCAGAACGTTCTGCTAACTCAATAAACTGATCAACAGAACTAGGTGTACTTAGCTCACCACTAACGCATACAGCTTTGGCTTTTTTGAAGACTTCCTCGGTGATCTCTGCAACAGCGAGTTCATACTCTTGCTGTGTCGAGGGAGCATCTTTGCCTCTCAAGGAAGAAACTTTTTTCTCCGCTTGCGTCCGGCACTTCTTTCTACAAACTCCGTATACGTAAAACATGACTAGCTCCCTAGATGCAGTTGCATAATGTTTTGTATTGAAGGCCTATAGGCGCAAAAGGGATATCATCATCAAAGTCGATAGGTGCCCCTGTTGAGGATGCGTCACCCGTTTTGTTTGTATTACTATGATCGACTTCAGGCAGTTTATTAGTGGAGTTTAAATGGCTCTGAGCTCCTTGTTGGCTCTGAGGCATGCCGCCTAAAGCCTGCAATGTACCGCGATAATCTACTACTACCTCGGTGGTATATTTATCTTGTCCACTTTGGTCTATCCATTTGCGAGTTTGTAAACGACCTTCAATATAGACCTGAGAACCTTTTGCTAGATGGTTTCCAACGAACTCAGCCACTTTTCCAAACAGGACGACTCGGTGCCATTCTGTCCGTTCTTTGGTTTGCCCAGTATTTTTATCTTTCCAGATATCGCTGGTGGCAATACTTATTCTGGTAACTGCATCTCCATTTGAGTGATAACGCGTCTCAGGGGACTGCCCTAGATTGCCTATTAGAATCACCTTATTGATACCTCTAGTCATAGCTATCCACTCCTTAAACAAACGCGGTGGCGCCTAACAGTACCCCAATAGAGATCAGAAAAATCAGGATCTCAATCAGCTCCTTACGCTTTTGTTTGCGTTTAGCCCGGGTGGTGTTGCCAACTTTTGCCATGTAATCGTTCATGGGATCCCCTTAACAAGCTCTGGTTAGACTGGGAAGGTTTTTTATTTCGTTCACCAACTTAGTAAGTTGCTCTTCTGCATTCTTACTTTTTAAGGACACATGAAGGTGTCGAGGAGAGCGCCCCGGGGTATTGATTGCAACATCAACAGTCTTTGATGTCGGAAAGGTGTTGAAAAAGATCTGGTGCCGCTCATCTTGCTCTATACAAGCAACAGTGATTTGTCCGACTAATGATTTAGTGATTTCTGATAAGTCCATATATCCTCCAAGACAATTGTTTTCCAGAATTTGATGATGCATTATCAATCCGTACCCAATAGATGGGTGTACATTTCAGTGTTAAAGTTCACACTATGTATACTTTATATATTAATATTCGCATTTGTCAACAAAATGGCGCTTGGAATGTGTTTGTTCTCAGTTTGTATACCTTTTTAAATTAGTTTACTATATGTGTCTATATGAGGAGCTATGTATGAAAGTCGATGCTACAAGTACTGTAATAAAGCCTCAGCTGTCGCCAATAGAGACTGCGGACAAGTATTCGTCCGCAACAGAAAAGAAGCTAAGCGATGATAGAGTGGACATTGGCTCTAAGCCTAAAGAGCAGTCCGTCACCTATTCTATTAACCGAAATGCACAAACAAAGTATTTTGAAGTACAGATTGGATCGGGCAGTAAAGAGCCTCCAAAATAATTGACGAAAGTATGAAGTATTATGGAACTGTTCGGATTTCTAACAGACTTGGTCTTAGATGATTTGATGCGCTATTTGACCATGGCATCAATCTTTTTTGGTTTGTGTATGGTTCAACTTCAAAGCGGCTTGTCATTTGACTCTATGTTTAGTTACGCTTGCAGGCAGCAGCGATACAGGGAAGTTAGTGCAACAATTACTTATCTTTGTGTTTTATCATTTTTTATAGCTTCTTATTTTCTGGAGGAGAAGCTTTTATGGTCATTGTTTAGTGAAGAGGCATTAGCGGATGAAAGGTTTGCAGGTCAATTATCTAAACCCGAAAGGCTCATAATCTTTTACTCGATTAAGTCTTTTAGTGAAGTTGTTTTTGCTTTCACATTGGCATTGTTTCATAGACTAACAAGCGTGAGGCTTAGCTTTATTGCTATTCTGGTTTGCTGTTTTTCACTAGTGGTCGCTCTAGTACACTTTGCAAGAGCAATAGATAGGGCTGTTCTGGCGACAAACTTAATGGATAGCCTCTATAGCCCTTCAATCATGGCAATTAACTTGACTAGTGTCGTAGCTATGGCATTTTATGTACCTAGTTTGAGACTCGCAGAGAAAAGGAGGTCTACGCGTGAGTTTTAGCTTTCTATTCCTAACGTTAGCAGGCTTAGGGATTGTCGCAGCCGCTTACTATGTAGGACTGATCTATAGTAAAACTGATTCTGCGAGGTCAAAACGAGGGATTACAGCCCATGAACTTTTGGTTAGGTACTTCAAAATAGAAAGTGTCGGCAAAAAATCACCCGATAAAGCTATTCAGCTATTTAACGAGTGGCGAACAGACTGTATTGAGTATCTTCAAGAGGCAGAGCTTGAATCTCAAGATCTGGATGAACTAATTAAAGCTAGTGATGGGAAGGTTGCACAACTGACACGCGCAAGACAACAGTTTTGAGAATAGATTAGTTATTCACTGCTGGCCTTGTCGAAATCTATCAGGTCATTAACAGGTTGGTCACCAATTTCTTTTAACAGTTCGTTGCTTAATATGTCCACTAGAACATCTGCACTTTGCTTATATTCGACCCAATCCATTTGGGCGAACCTGGTTACCCAAGAACTAATGGTATGTTTTAAAACGGTTTCAAGTTGAGTTGTATTTACTGATGTATTAACTCCCAAAAGGGTATTAGGATCAGTATCAAGAAACTCACAGAGTTGTAGGAATTGTTCAAGATTAATAGATCGTTGCCCATTTAAATAGTGACTAACAGTACTTTTACTACTGACGCCCAACGTTTCCATCAAGTCTTCTTGCTTAAGCCCCTTTTCGGAGAGAAGGCTTTTTGCATTTAAGCCCCAAGTCGGCTTTCCACTCATCAAGTTATCCGGTAGTGAACTTTACTGTCGTAAGAATACAAGATGTATGCTTTTGCAACAACAGTTTCCAAAAATAATTTCAAAGTTGACATACTACAGAATTGAAGTATACATTAGGTGAACTTTTAAGTTTGGAGTTCACATTGAGATACAATCAACATCTATCTTCATTTTACTCGAGTCTTCGCAGATCTGAGAAAGGACAGTTCAAAGCTTTGCTCTCTGAAAGGCTAGGAGTCTCTTTGTATACCGCAAGATCATATGTTTTGGGTCATCGTCGGCTTCGGCTAATGCAGTTGAAGCGTGTCGAACAAGTAACCAAAGGAGCGCTTAAATATTCCGAACTTTTAGCTGAACTAGAAGTATCTATGAAGAAGAAAGGAAAGTAGCGCGGCTTACTGGGTAAGCCGCATGTAAAAGAAAACCCGCATCAGCTTTGGTCGGCAGGATAGCGGGTTAACAATCACGGAGTTAATTATGAGTAACACGGCAGAAGTTGTCAATTTTCCTTCAATTGGGCAGGGGGCAGCAACTTATGAGTCAGGTGAGTATGTGAAAGCGGATTTAGAGAAAGGTTATGACCGACTTGCACAAAAGCTTACTGACACCCTAGCGAGGCCTCCAGTGAAGTTATGTGCAAGAGAGTATCAGATCATTTTTGCAGTGATCGGCAAGACCTACCGCTGGCACAAAAAGACAGATTGGATATCCAACTCACAATTAAGTGATCTAACTGGAATAGGGGTCTCTAATATTGGAAAGTTGATCAAGGGGCTGGTGGCTAAAAAGATACTAGTCCGCGTCGGAAAGGAGACTGGGATAAACCCTGTTGTGTCAGACTGGACTGAGCCAACGATTAGTCGAAAAGAACCAGAAGCTAGTCAAAAACGACTAGTCGAAAATAACGACAAAACTAGTCAAAACCGACTAGAAGAGTCGTCAAAAACGACTAAAAAATTAGTCAAAACTGACCCCCACAAAAGAAAAGAAACTAATACAAAAGATAATAATAAAAAACAAAGCAAAAAAACCTTGTCGGATACCTTGGATTTTTCCTGTTGGCCAGCAATGCCTAACGATCAAACTCTGAATGATTGGCTAGCAATGCGCAAACGACTCAAAGCCAATGTAACACAGACTGTGGTTAACCGATTTGCCAAGCAGCTGCATCTAGCGGTCCAGAATGGGTTAACAGTGGATGATTGTCTGGGCGAGTGCGTTGTTCGAAACTGGCGAGGTTTCGAATATGCCTGGGTAGCTAAACATTCAAATATAGCGCCCGGGTATCACAATCCACAGAATACGATGCAGGAGCTTCAGCAGCTCAATGAACAGCTAGGCGATGTGCCAATGCTTGGCGACGATCAGGAGGTGTAACCATGGAACGTTTAACGAATTACTCAAGTGATACGCTCAAGGCTCTCGCTGGTACTTTCATATCCAGTGTTTTGCCAGCTATGGCTGCTGCACACCCATCAGCCGACTTTAATTGGCGTGGTAACACACAGGCCTTCGCCCAAGAATATGCGAAAGCATTGATAGGTACTGGTTGTACTGGGCGCCATATCCGAGAAGCTGTCGATGCAATGAAGGTTCGCTCAGCATATGAAAGACAGCCACCGAATGCTCAAGAGTTCAAGATACTCTGCTTACAAGCCAAAGGGATGCCGACCATCGATGAGTGCATTGATGAAATAGATCGTCAACGTAGAGAGCACTACGGCAAACGTCACAAAGAATGGTCTTCACCTTTTGTTTATTGGTTAAACGTAAGTGTTGCGGCGCCACGGCGAATTATGAGTGAGGCCCAATGGCGGAAATTAGCTCGCAGGAAGTATTCCGAACTTGCTGAAGTCTATGCTCGCAACGAAATAAGAGATATTCCGGTACCGGTAGAGTGCAAACTTGAACCTCCTTACATGCGTTATCTAACACAGGGTTCAGCGTCATGAACATTAGTAATCTTAAACACCACCAGCAGGTTCCGTAGGGAAGTCATTTTGAAAATTTACAATATAACTCCAATGGGGAAGCCCAGAATGAGCCAGCGAGACAAGTGGAAGAAACGACCTGTAGTTCTGCGTTACTTTGCTTATAAGGACCAATGCCGCTTACAGGGCGTCGCATTACCCACGCATGGGTATCACATCACCTTCGTGCTTCCTATGCCTAAATCTTGGAGTAAGAAGAAACGTATGAGCATGCTTGGCCAGCCTCATTTAAACAAGCCAGACAAGGACAATCTGGAAAAGGCGTTGCTTGATGCTATCTTCGAGGAGGACTCAGTCGTATGGGATGGGCGCGTTACGAAGCTTTGGGGTGAAGAAGGGCAAATTATTGTAGGGGAATGTTAATGAGAAAGGTGACGATACAAGCGGAAATGCTCACCCTGTTGTGTGAACTGGAGATAATCTTATGATGTCAGTACAAGCGCTATATACTCGGCAAACCCCTAAGTGTATTAATGGTGAGCCATTGTCTTCTGGACCGAGCCTGATTGGTTATGACGAAGTTTTAGCGATCATTGGTCAGGTCCAGTCAAAATACCACGTTGGCTCAACGGTGCTTGATGCACAGATCACTCAAAATAAACAAGCCGCAGACTCCCTTCGTCAGGCAATAACCGCCTCGTTGAGCCAGCAAATAGACCCAGTAAAGCCACAGCTATAGCAAACGCAGCTGTTGTTGAAGTCTGCGAATCCCCCGTTTGTTCTCGGTGTAAGGGAACAGGTCAGTTAGAAAAGAAAGGCGAGGGTATTGTCCAATGTACTAAGTGCCATGGTGTGGGTAACCATATACCAAGTCAAAGAGCGTTGCATGCGTTGGTTATGGGCCAATTGCCCAAAGACAAGCGAATGGGGCGCCAGAAGTTCTTAAAAGATTATTATGACCAATACATGCTGGTGGTTGATACATTGCATTTACAAGCGGGCTATGCAGCGAGCCTAGCCAAAGCTATTTTAAAAAAGGTTCAAGAGGCATAGACATTTACCATAAACACCAAAGGTAAGACATTTAGCTTACGCGTGTAGTAGGATTTAGATTAAGTTAAATTTTTCAAAGGAAAATACGTGATTGATTTTTTACTAGTGCTCGGGTCAGTATGTTTAGGGTTGATGATTGGAATTTTTATTGGACTATTTTTTCGCTGGCAAAAAATTGAGAATGGTTACAAAGGATTAGGAGAACTCAGAGTCGGGTTAGTAATCTTTGTATTACTAACGCTTATGATTTTAGCAACTTTCTGTTTCTTTGTCTTCCGGTTTGGCCTTGCTTTAAACCGTTCATTGGAGGTGTGGGAAAGTACGGCCGTTTATTTTAATAATATGCTGAGTCCAGCTTTGATGCTGATTTCGGTCATTTTGCTTTATATAACTTGGAAGACAAGTAAAATTGAGTTAGAGGAAACCAGACGTCAAATTGGCCAACAGGAAAGAAATAGGAAATCAGAGTTTCTATACGATAAATTCTTAGAAAAACTATCGTTTGTATCAGAGATTAGCTTAAGAAAATCACCCGCTTATGTTGAGGAGGTTTGTCTGAGCAAAGTCTTAAAAAAGTGGCATAACCTCGATGAAATACAAAGAAAGGCTCTCTATAAGTACTGTAAAACTGCATTCGAGCAGGATAAGGCCGAGCAGGATAAGGCAGTGGAGTTTGACTCCTTGCGAAGAGAGGTTGAGCAGATAGATGAATTTGAAGCCTTTAAAGGGGTTGAAGACAAAGAATCTAAAGATTCAATAGTTTATATTTGGGGGATAGTGAAAGAAGAAAACAGTCACTCACTTATGGAGTTGTACCAATATAGAAAATACACCGGAGATTTTTCTCATGCACTAAAGCAACGTGGGGGTCATATCATATATAAGCTGATAAGGAGTTTTATCGGTGACATAGCTTTTGAAAGCATTGATTATCAAGGACGGAACTATATCTTCATTGCTCAGATAAAGAAATTGCTAACTGCTGTAGTGACTTCAGATAACCCATTCAAAGAAGAGATGAAATTAGAATTTGATAGTTACTTCCCTAAGGTATATTTGCCCCATTTCTTAAAGCGAGTGAGGGAACAATTTGGTGACGACTTTGTTGAAAAAGTAGCAGAGGAGTTTGCCGTCTTGGACGAATTTAAAAAATTAAAAGAAGAAAATTAGATCTTAAGTTTGGCCCCAAAACTTGCTTTGGCAATGAGTAAAACAGTATTGTTAATACGATGTTTTTAAATGTCAGATGAATACAGCTGAGTTTTTGTAAACTGTATTTTCAAAACGCTTTGCAGTTCACAGTTAGAACTAAAAAATTATCGAATAAAGCTGGTTAGGGAAAAGGAAAGCAGATGGAAATTGAAAATATTATCGTGCATGAGGTGCGAAAAGAAGAAGGTCAAAGTGTTGCAACAATCCATCCTCGAGGGGAGGAAAACAGCGTTGATGAGCATGCTCGAAAATTAAGCACGCAGCTATCGGGACTGTTTAGGAAGACAGGGTTGTTAACTGGAAGGTTTTTAGTTCCTGAGGGGCCTGATGATCCCCAACCACATTTTGTTGACCTACTTGAGAATCACTTTGTTAGCGGTAGTTTTAATAATTTTGTTTCTTTTTCGGAGGCAGCATCCCGTGAGTTTAAGAGGAAGCTAGATGAGTCAGGTACTTCTAGAGGCGGCTATTTATGGTTTAACCACTATAAGTTCAACGAAGAGCACTTTTTATCAGTTGTCCTTTTGAGAAAAAAAAGTGGGTTGGCATTGTCAGATGAGTTAACACTTGATCAAATCGAGCAACTCGATCTTGATAAATTACACATGGCAGCGCGCATCAATTTAACAGCTTGGTTGTCAGGAACGTCTTCTCGATTCATAGCGTTTAGGGTTGGACGGGGTGCAAAGGATGTAACAGAGTACTTCTCTAGATTTATCGGCTGTGAGGAGTACACACGAGCCAAAATTGATACGCAGAATTTAGTTCAAGTAACCAAGAGGTATTGTGCCTTAAATGATTTCACTGATGAGAAAACTGAGGTTGTTAAACAGTTCGTTTTTCAGCGATGTTCCAGTTGGCTAGACGACAGTGAGCCGGTGTTACTGGATAATATATCATCGTTGCTCGATACAAGTTTTAATCCGCCAAATGCAGGACGATTCTTGGAGATCGCACAAGGCGACCCTTTTAACTTAAGTAATGAAATACCAATTGAGAAAAGAGCTCTTCGTGGCTTAACACGCTACTATGGGAAGACTAAAAAGCTCTCATTGAGCTTTGATAGTGATTTAGTAAATACGACGGTTTTCTACAATGAAGTTGATGAAGAAATCAGGATAACAGATGTTCCTGCTAATCTTAAACAACAGCTTACATCAAGTGAGATGTAGAAATGTCACATAAAGCTGTACTAGCTAAACTCGCTAAGCTCCAACAAAAGTACCCATTTAGAAAGTGTGACGAAGGCTACTTTTTTTCACTCCAAATATCCAGTGATACCATTTCTCTTCTAGCTGATTATCAACGTGATGGAATACCCTTTTCTTCTTTCTTAGTTGATGACGTATTCGTAGAACAAACTGATTTGATTTGTCATGTAAATAAAGTAGTGGATGTTCATTTATCGCTTGAGAATCTGAAAAAGGAAGGGATTAACCTTTATAAGGATTGGGAAGATTTTTTATCCTATAAACCCAATATATTATTTCCGCCTGATAGTTTCTTACTTTTCGAAGAAGGAATTACATACCCTTCGGATAGAATAAATAATAAAATCAAGCACTTTTTTGATATTAGTAATTTTTTAAATCTACTAGTGAAAAAGGCAGACCACTCAACTAAAAAGACACACAAGATCATTGATGATTTGGTTTTCTTACATAAATCGCGCTTAGAATTAAAGTTACATTTAGAGGCAGATACATTATCCGAAGGATTAGACGGATTTAGTGTAGTGGAGTCACTTTTTAACGATAAATCACATACAGAACAAAAGGTAAGCATTCTCAAAGAAGTCTTGTATGGGCTTTTGATAAACACTCCAAAAGAAGAGAGGTTAAATTATTTATTAGATAATTTTGGAGAGTTCTCGAAAAGATTTAACGAGAATTATCAGTTGTTTGTGAGTGACTTTTCTTTTGAGAGTGTTAGACAGGAATACGAAGAAAGTAAGAGAGACTACTTAACAAAATTAAATGATATCTTCTCTTCAGTACAAACGAAGATGCTTGGAATACCTATATCTTTGGCTTTGGCGTCAATTAAAATAAGTTCAATTGTTGACGGTATCACTTTCTGGACTAACTTTCTTTTGGCTGTGGCTGTAGTTATATATGGCATTATGATGTTTTTCTTAATTTCGAACCAGAAACACTCGCTTAAAGCTATTCAGTCTGAATATGTTAGTCAGATGTCCCGGTTAAAGCATCAATACAGTGAGCAGTATGAAGCCATCATAGTTACACAAAATGAACTTGATAATAGATACAGGTTTCAAAATAGATGTCTAAATACTTTCTTCGTTATGACTTCATTCTTAATTTTGATAGTGATTTCTCTATTTCTGTCGAACTTACCTTGGAAGGTGATTCTGGGCATATGAGTAGCCTGACTTTTCAAAATCAATAAAGTATGATTTTAAATATTTGTGGGCGGAACACATGGCATGGATTGAGACTAGTGATGGTCGCAAAATAGGGCTGCAAAAAAGTGGCCTGATTGCAAAACTTACTTCACTCTGTAAACAGCTAACTCCTGATTATATCGAGAGGGCTATTTTAAAGTTTGAGGGCAAGGACGCTAATTCATTTGGCTATGGAGAATCAACAACTTATGATTTATTTTATGAGGGGATGAGGTACCCACCCAAGGCTATCTTCGGGTTAGCTCTAGAAGAATACCTTTCCGCTGAGATAATACCTAGTTACTTTCAAGGAGGCGAGCACAGCACTTGCTTCAAGGTTTTGAGGCGCAATGGGTTTCAAATAATAAAGAAAGAGGCAGCTGGGCGGGATGAGCACAACGACGAGCTACTAGATCAAGATAATTTCGATTTTTCAGGTTTTACCAATGAGGATAGCCTACCTCCAACTGATAATAAGAAGCAAGCAACTCCCCCTCATCAAAAGAAATCAAAAGAGCCTGATTGGGATGCTACGGCTAAAAGAAATCGGGCAGTTGGTACAGCAGGTGAGATTTGGGTCTTAGAAGAAGAAAAGAAAGTGTTGGAAGAGCAAGGCAAACGAGAGTTAGCGGCTAACGTAAAGCACGTCGCTCTTACAGACCCTAGCGCAGGTTATGATATTAAGTCCTTTGAAAACGATGGAACTGAGAAGTATATCGAAGTAAAAACTACGTTTGGAGATAAAAATAGACCCTTTCCAATAACAGCAAACGAAGTAGAAGTATCAAAAAAATTGAAAGACAAATACTGGATCTATCGTATTCACAGTGTGAAACTAAAAAAGGGTCAAGTATCCATGTATAAGCTTCAAGGCCCTGTAGACGAACAGTTCGAACTGACACCGATATTATACGGCGCAAGTAAAAAGTAAAAATCATAGAAGGTTATGGTGTGATATGGATTTGATGAAAGAAATCCCTAAAGAGGTGTGGGGGACGGCTGTTGATATAATAAATAAGCTCCTTTATCCGGTTACAGCAACTACAGTAGGTGTTGGCAAGCTTATCGAACAAAAGTTTACTTCCCTTAGTGAAATTCAAAAGGTTATAGCAGAGAAAACACTCAAGGAGGCTATCGAAAAGGCTAAGTCAACTTCGCAGAATAAATTTGATAGGGTGATCGTAAAGCCTCAGGTTATATGGACAGTACTAGATAACACAGATGGGCAAGTTAATGACGACTTGAGGGGCCTATGGTCTAATTTGGCTGCCAGAGAGTTGACAGAGGGGAGTATCCATCCAGAAATCATTGGAACATTTGCAAAGCTAACCGCTCCAGATTTAATTACACTGTCCAGCGTGTATGAGCAAAATCAATCAAAGGGGCAATTTTTACTGAAAGTCCTCTTATCGAGTTATAGTCTAGGTATCAACAAAGGTGAGACGACATTTAACCATATTCACCTGCAAAACCTGGGTCTCATTGAAAGTTTGTCTGGGCATTGGGCTATGACAATCAAGGGTCGGGAACTAATGAAAAGTATCTCTGAGCTTGAGGACAATTCACCTTCTTGACAACGCGCCAGATTTTCCTATTATAAAGCCACGCTCGGACAAGTCCCGGGAGCGCACAGAAACCGTCTTCGTGGACGGTTTTTTTGTGTCAAAAATTAAGAGTATCGCCCAGTTTGCAATCGCTGCTGGGCTTTTTTGTGTCTGGAGGAAAAATGAACAAGGCTCGGCTTGTAGCTTTAGGCTTATCGGGTGTTGTTGCGGCTACAGGTATAACAATAGCTCGATATGAGGGAAAGGAGCTTGTTGGGTATATTGACCCAGTTGGTGTTGTTACTTCGTGTTATGGGCATACCCGTCTGGCTGAAGTTGGTAAAGTGTATACTGATGCCGAATGCCTAGAATTACTTGCCGAGGACTTGGAAGAGCATAATCAGCAATTGATGCAAGTAGTTTCTGTACCACTCTCTCGAGGTGAACACATCGCCTATCTATCATTCCACTATAACGTTGGTGCTGGGAATTTCCGTCGAAGTAGTTTGTTGAAGTTGCTTAATTCAGGTCACCGTGTGCGAGCTTGTAACGAGCTTCAGCGTTGGATTTACGCTGGTGGTCGTAAGCTTAACGGGCTGATTGACCGCAGAGACCATGAAAGGCAGCTCTGCTTAAAGGGAGTGAATGGTGTTTCAAACAATCTTTAGTAGTTTCGACAGGATAATAATCGCGGTACTTTTATTTGCGATGCTAGGGCAATTTTACTTGCATGGACTGACAGAAGAGGAGTTGGAAAGTGAGAAATACCGCATTCAACAGATGAAGAAGAACTTTGAGCAAAAACAGCTGGAAGTAACCTATTTGGAAGCGAGCTTACATGAGGCCAGCAGCAGTAATGATCGGTTGATTGATGAGCGTGAGAAGTTAAGTAATATTCAGCACAGGCAAAAGCAGCGCATAAAAAGCATTGAAGCTGAGCTAGCTGAAGCTAAGACTGAGTTAGGCGACATGAGGCAATCTAATGACAAAGCTATTAATGATTGGGCTAATAATTGTGTTCCTGCATCTGTTGTCAGCATGTACGACCACGCAGAACTTGGAGCCTGCAATAAAAACGGTCACGAAAACCAAATACGTCTTCGTGAGAATTCCGAAGCAGTTGCTGAGTCCATGCACGATGGAGAAACACGTGATTACAGATAACGCATCTCAGTCCCAATATGTTGTTGCCCTGGAGGCATCGCTGAGCGCATGCAACCAGCAGTTATCGGATGCCAGACAATGGAATCTAAAAGCAGGTGAAAACTAATGGCTATGGATAGAACTTCAGCTGCCAGCTATTCGGCTAGTGCGGTTACTGCAGCGGGAGGTGCGTTAAGTTTGAACGAAGTAGTTTTGGTGCTCAGTATCGTATTTGCCGCTCTAACATTCCTAGTCAACGCCTATTACCAAAGACGCAAGGACCTAAGAGATCAAAAAAGGTCCACACAAGACAGTGAATATCATGCTCACAGAATGGAAGCATTGAAAAAGGATCGTGTTTTTACTAAGTCAGAAGGTGATAAGTAGAAATTTTTCTGGCTGGTTGTGGTGAACCCGTTTGGGTCCTTTCTGAGAGGGGGCCATGTAATGTGGGTAGAAAACACACGGGCCTTCGCGCGTTCTTAAAGATCATCTTTTGATCGTATTTTCCGCTTCCGATCTTTTTAAACTCAAAAAGAAGGGATTTTTCGATGTTGAATTGAGTGATTTTTCATGGCCACGCAGAAACAAGTTGCTGAATATTTCAACGTGTCAGATCGGACAATTCGAAGTTGGTCTAAAACCCCTGGTTTCCCAAAATCAAAGGGCGCGGGTGGTTATGACATTCGCCAAGTTGTGCTGTGGCGCATCGAATATTTAGACAGTAAATGCAGAGCCAGGCCTGATCCCGCATTTGAAGAACCAGCGGACGACGAAAAAGAGCTAAAACTAGCGGAAATGAGGGGCAAAATCCGGAAAGCTGAAATTGATATCCAGCACAAAGAATTCGACCTAGAAGTTAAGCAAGGTCGCTTTGCTCCGATTGAAGTGATCACCCGAACACTTGAGCAAGTCAGCGTGGCCATCGCTAACAATCTTGATTCTCTATTGCCTCGTCTAAAAAAGGCGCGTCCCGACATATCGCAAGAAGAACTCGACGAAGTTAAAAACATTATCGCTGTAAGTCGAAATGAGGTGGCCAGCATTGAACCAGATCTCTCAAGCTTCAATGCAAGCGATTATGCAGGCGGTTACGAGGGGGCTGAGTCCACTCAAGACGCAGATCCCTCAAACAGCTGTTGAATGGGCGGACAGTAACTTTTATCTGCCCGAGGGCTCGAGCCAGATACCAGGGCGCTGGACAACTCAACCTGTGCAAAAAGCATTGCTCAACATGATGGGCAATGACGCTATAGGCACGTTTACGCTGCAAAAACCCACGCGCTTTGGTTATACCAAAATGCTCTGTGCTGCTATGTGGTATTTAGGAGTCCACAAAAAACGCAGCGCGGCAATATATCAACCCACTGACCCTCTGGCCAAAAAGTTTACGCTCGACGAGGTAAACCCTCTTTTGCCTGTTGTGCCTGCTATCCAAGAGGTTTTCCCTGATTGGAGCATTAACAACGAAAATAACACCGTAAAAAAGAAAGTATGCACGGGCTTTTCGTTCGACATACTTGGCGCTGAGTCCCCGAATAACTTTCGAGCCATGACCAAGCAGGTGGTGATCGGCGATGAAATGTCATCGTGGAAAATTAACAGTGGCGAAGGTGACAATGTTAAAGCGCTATTAAAACGTATCCAGGGTGCAAGCTTTGGTAAAGCGCTTTTTGGCTCGACCGTTACGTTCACCGGTGATGTGATCGAGCGCCTAATTAACGAAGCAGACTGTGTTTTTAGCTTCCACATTCCCTGTCCACACTGTGGCCATCGACAAATCCTAGAGTGGGGCGATAAAGACTCTGCATACGGGATGAAGTGGGACACGTCACAGAACAGTGATGAAGATAAGGCGCAAACAGCGCACTACCTATGCCGCAATGCTGAGTGTCAGCAAAGCGATGAGAAAGGAAAGATTTACTATCGCTCTCTCACAAAAATGGAGGAAGCGGGGCGCTGGATATGTGAAAAAACAGGCATTTGGACAGAGGATGGGCTTTCGTTTTTTAACGAGGCTAATACTCGAGTTAAAGCCCCTCGCCGAGTCGGTATAAAGGTATCAGCGCTTTACTCACTCAACCTGACTGAGGGGTGGATAGAGTTAGTTCGTGAGTGGCTTGATATCAAAGGCGATGCTGACAAGCTCCAAGCATTTTGGAACTTAACATTAGGCTTGCACTGGCAACCACAAAACACCAAACGTAAACCTTACAAAGATTTACTCGATAGGCGTGAGACATACAAGGCCCGAGTGCCTAAAGATGTGGTGTATATCACGGTGGGTGGCGATACCCAAGACAATCGAATGGAAGCTTATGCCTGGGGATACACAGCAGACCGCCGAAAATACCTAATAGACCGTTTTATATGTATGGGCGACCCCCGCGACCAAGAAGTGCAAGATGCAGTTGCGGAGTTCTGTCGTAAAACATACACACATGAAAACGGCTCCCAAATGGGTATTAGTCGGATTCTATGGGACTTAGCCGGCCACCGCGCCGATGTGGTCTACAAACTCTCAAAACGTATTGGCCTACTGCGGTTTATCCCATGTCGCGGTTCAAGTAGTTATGACCAACCATTGATGACTATGCCGACGGGGATAAATAAAAAGCACGGCACATACATCATTCAAATTGGCACCGACACAGGAAAAGACCAATTTTATGCTGATTTAGAAGTGCCACTGAATGAACCCCGAGCAATCCATTTACCGCTGGACGATGAGATTTGCTCGAAGGACGTATGTAAGCAGTTGGTTTCAGAGGTTCGCAAACCTAAAAAGACCGCCCAGGGAACGCGATTTGTTTATGACAATGAAGGGCGCAGAAACGAGGCTCTGGACTGCTCAAACTACGCCGATGGGGCTTTGCAAGTTTCAATCGAAAAATTCGGCCTGAATTTATCCAAACACAACAGCCAAACAGAATTTAAACAAACCTCGTCGAGTTTCGCGGAGCTCGGCAAGAAATTAGGTGCCCGATGAGTAAAGAGATATTAGCGATTCAACTTCAAGAAGCGAAAGATGCCTATCATGCGCTCATGACTGGACAGCAAGTGGTGTCGTTTGCCCGAAATGGTCGACAGACTCAGTTTTCTCAAACGAATAAGCAAGAGCTAAAAAGCTACATCGTGGAGCTAGAGCGCGAAATTCACGGCACCACCTCTCGCCGCCGAGGCCCAATGGGGGTGATTCTTGAACGATAGTGGATTAGTAGCACTGAATGGCGATCCGTTACGAGAGTATTGTGGCTATCGCGGCGGTTCAAGCGGTTTCGGGGGGCAAATGCGAGCCTGGACGCCACCGGTGCAGTCAGCGGATGCCGCGCTGTTACCTAATATTGATATGGGCAACGCCCGCGCTGATGACTTGGTGCGAAATAATGCGATAGCTCATGGCGGCGTGCAAATGCACATCGATAACGTTGTAGGTAGCTTATTTCGACCAAGCTATAAGCTTAATTACAAAGCGCTTGGTATGGAAGAAAAGGCCGCGCGAGAGTTTATGAAAGAAGCCGAGCAGGCTTTTATAGAATACGCCGAATCGCCTTATTGTTACATCGATGCTGAACGAAAGCGCACTTTTACAATGCTCGTGCGCGCGGTGGCTGGCGGTCATTGCCATCATGGTGAGGCTATGGGTATCAGTGATTGGATATCTCGCCCAGGCGCTATGTTCAAAACAGCAATTCAGCTGATATCCCCTAAGCGCGTTAGCAATCCGCAAGGTGTCATTAATAGCGCTCGTTTACGACAAGGTATAAAGCGTGATCGCTATGGTGCAGCTGTTGGCGCTTACATCAAAGAAGATAGTTATTCGGACTACGGCGAGCTAGACCGGTTCAGCGGCAAATGGCGTTACGTTAACAGAGAGACACGCTGGGGCCGACCTAAGTTTATTCATGTTTTTGAACCGCTAGAGCCAGGGCAAACTCGCGGCGCTAATCTGTTGATGAGCATGATGGAGCAGATGCAAAGCTTATCATCGTTGCAAAATCACAAGCTCCAAAACGCGATTGTCAATGCCATGTATGCCGCAGTTATTGAAAGTGAGCTTGATTCAGAGCAGGCCTTTCAGTTGATTTCGGGTGAGGGCGGTGCAGAGCAAATGCAAAAGTGGATGACCTATATGGGTGAATACCACTCTGCCGCGAACATACGAATGGGTGGCACTAGAATCCCGCACTTAATCCCGGGTGAGTCGCTTAAGTTGTTGCATTCCGGCAATGCCGATAACGGATTTACGCATCTAGAATCATCCATTTTACGCTTTTTAGCAGCCGGCTTTGGCTTGAGCTACGAGCAAATCGCACGCGATTGGTCAAAGGTCAATTACAGCTCAGGGCGCGCCAGTGTCAATGAGTCATTCCGTTACACCATGGGCAAACGCAAGGTTATTGCGTCACGTTTCGCTAGTTTGGTGTTCGCCAATTGGCTAGAAGAAGCTTTGCACCGTGGCTACCTGGTAGCACCGAAGTCCCGTTATTCATTTTATGAACGCCGTGAAGCATGGACACGTTGCGAGTGGATTGGTGCCGGTCGACTGAGCATTGACGGACTCAAGGAAGTAAAAGAAGCCATTTTGCGCATTGAAGGCGGCTTATCCACTTATGAGAAAGAAGCCGCCTTAATGGGTGAGGACTACATAGAGCTCTTTGAGCAGCAGCAACGAGAAATACAAGAACGTAAAGCGCGCGGCTTGCCGCCGCCAAGTTGGGTGCTTGCTGCAGGGTTTACCGATGAAAACAATGAAGAGGCTAACAACAATGCAAAATCCGCCCCAAACCAATAATCGAATGCACATTTTAAGTCGTGTCTGTAACGAGGCGCAGCTAGTCGAACCAGGCTACGCTCGCACGTTCTTTTCTGCGTTGGGGTTACGGGCCAATGTGGGCCGCTTAGTCGACACTGATGGCACGGTGCTAAACACCGATGAAATGAAAGAAACAGTATCGAGCTTTGAGGGGCCAAGCTCTGAGCGCCGTCGACCTTATCAAGTCGTTGATGGAATCGCCTTGATACCGGTTAGCGGCACGCTAGTGCATAAGTTTGGCCATTTAAAACCATTCAGCGGCTCGACTGGCTATGACGGCATTTTGGCGTGTTTGAAAGGGGCTATGGCTGACGAATCGGTCAAAGCCGTCATGCTCGATATTGATTCGCCTGGCGGCGAAGCAGCGGGCTGCTTTGATTGCGCTGCAGCCATTCGCAAGATGCGTGATATCAAACCCATCTATGGGCTGTGTTATGACAGCATGAACAGCGCCGCGATGGCGATAGGCTCTGCCTGCTCGGAGCGCTGGATCACACAAAGTGGTCGTGCCGGCAGTGTTGGTGTCGTGATTGCCCACACATCATTTGAAGGGCATTTAGAGAATGAGGGCATTGAAATTACGTTGCTGCACTCTGGCAAGCACAAAGTGGATGGCAACCCATACGAAAAGTTAGGCGAGCAAGTGCGCACTGACATTCAAAGTCGACTTGATGAAAGTCGCGACAAATTTGCGGCCCTGGTCGCTGATCATATTGGTATCAGTAAACAAGCAGTGCTTGATACCGAAGCCCGAGTATTCACTGGCCAAGAGGCCATCGATGTTGGCTTTGCCAACAAACTTGTCAATGGTGCAGAAGCCGTACCGCTTTTGCGTGACGTTATCAATAGCAACTCAATCAAAGGAGCGTCTATGGCGACCTCAGAAACAACCTCAAAACCGGCGGCGAGTGCTGCCAATAAAGCTGACAAACAACAATCAGCCACAACCTCGTTTAGTCAGGCGGACATTGATCAGGCTCGAGCAGAAGGGGCAAAGCAGGAGCGGGTTCGTTGCAAAGATATCCTGGGGTGTGAAGAGTCAGCAGGCCGCAAGCAGCTGGCTACTCACTTGGCCTTTAGCACTGAAATGTCAGTAGATGAAGCTAAAGGGATGCTATCTGCCTCGCCTGTCGAAGCAACCACTTTAAGCGCTGACAGCAACAAAATTGGTGAACAGCTAGAAGTGGCCATGAAAGGCGAAAATGTGGGCCTGCAGGCATCAGGTGATGCAGGCGAACTTTCAGACGATGAGCTGCAAGAACAAGCGCTTTTAAATGACTACGATGCTGTAACCGGCACCAAGTAATTAGCCCATTCTCATAAGGAGTTTACCTATGAATAAACATAAACAACCAATTACCGGCTCAGGTGCAACCCCGACAGCAGTAGGCGTGTTCGTTGCTGCTATCACAGCAATGGCGCTTACCCCGATTGCTCGCATTAAAGACTCGGGCAAACTAACCAAATGGAACCCCGCTGGCACCGATGGCAGCCAAGTTGCTATTGGTCTAACGGTTGGGCCGCTAGATACCACCTCGGGCGAGCAGAGCCGACCTTACTATATTGGCGGGACTTTTAACCCTGACGAAATCGCTTGGCCACAAGCGGCCACCGCCGCTCAAAAGCTTGGTGCTTTTGATGGCACAGATATCCACCTGAAAGCGGCCCTCGACTAACCAAAAATGCTCCACACCCCATTTTTAACTAAGGTAAGACTATGACAGAACAAGTGAATATTAATAGCCCTCGCGCGCTACTTGGTGTAAGCCGCAAACGTGCTCGTATCTCAACTTTCTTTTTAGATTTCTTCTTTAAGAACATGTATACCTTTGATACAGAAGAAGTCGATCTAGACCAAGTAGATGAAAGCGTTAATGCTGCGATGTTCATTGCCCCAGAGGTTGATGGCAAGGTCATCAAGACGCGCGGCCACACCACCACCTCATTTAAACCGGCCTCTTTAAAGCCAAAGCACGATGTTGACCCTAAAAAAGTAGTGAAGCGCCGACCAGGTGAGGGCATGTGCGGCGAGATGAGCTTGCAGCAACGCCGCAACGCCATCATTGTGCAGAATATTCAGGATGAAGAAAAAGCCATCAAACAAACCGAGGAATGGATGGCAGTAAAAGCGCTCGTTGACGGTAATTACACCTGCGATGGTGAGGAAATGCCAGAGCCTTTAAATGTTGATTTTGGGCGCTCTCCTGAAAACAACATTGTGTTAGCTGGTGCAGCGTCCTGGAAGAATCAAGATAAGGCAACTTTCGACCCTTGCGAAAAAATTGAAGAATATGCAGAACGCTCAAACGGGGCCATCGATGTCATCGTATTAGATGGCAAAATGTGGGCCTTGCTGAATAGCTTTGAAAAGTTTAAAGAAAAGTTAGACACTCGCCGTGGCTCCAACTCGCAGTTAGAAACAGCGTTGAAAGACTTAGGCAAAGATGTGTCTATCAAAGGCTATCTTGGCGATGTGATGATCGTTGTCTACAAGGGTTATCGCAAGGTGAATGGTACGCGAGATTATTACCTTGATGATTACACATTATTCATGACCCATACAGGGGTTGAGCATGCGCGTTTGTATGGTGCAATTATGGATGATGATGCTATCGAGCAAGGTATGTCAGAAACTGACCGTTTCCCGAAACTGTATAAAACGACCGGCGATGTGGCGCGAACTTATACAGTCACTAAATCAGCCCCTCTTATGGCGAATATTAGCCCCGATGATAGCGTGACTATCAAACTAGAACCCTAACCAACCACACACCTAAATAGGCCGCTATCGCGGCCTTTTTTATTTCACTCAAAAGGAATCAATTATGAGTCAAGATATTGCAGATCTAAAAGCGAAAGTCGCTGAATTAGCCTTGGCACTCGGTCAAGATATCGAACCAGAGAGCACGAAAGCCAAACTCAGCAAGCAGATCAAAGAGCTTGAAAAAGCCTTGAGCGAGCAGGGTACTGGTGACGGTGAAGGTACTGGTGGCAGTGGCGGTGCGGCTAAAGCGGTGGCTGTCTACAACAAGCGCAACGCTGTTGTTATTACGACTGTGAATGGCAGCGATGTTGAATTGAAGCCAGGCAAAAATACTGTGCCGGCTGATTTGGCGAAAAAGCTTGCCGAGATCAAAGGTATCAGCCTTTATGAGTCTGCTTAAAAAGCAACTGGCTCAAAGCCTCGCTGTTGAGCAGCAGTGCATACTCAACAGCGGTGAAGCTGGCCTGTATCAGGGCCAGCCTATCACTGTCGAACTAGATAAGCGTTTTCGCACCAAACAAGATCCATACTCGGGTGAACAGCGAGAGCAGATAACAGTCATTCGATTTTTAAATGCTCAATGCTCACCCAATGTGCATAGCTGGTGCGAGGTTGAAGGTAAATCATATCAGCTTACCGAGCTTTATGAGCGCGACGAAATATCAACAACGTTTATAGTGATATGAAACTAAGCCCTACTATTGGCAAGCTGAAAAAAGCCCAGCAAGCCGCGCTGGCCAGTGCGGTCACAGGCTCAGGTGAGCATGCGAAAAGCGTATTGGTCAACGCAATTTATGATCGTTACGCTTTTAAGATGCGAGACTATATTTCGCAGCGGCTTGCATTGAGCGTGGATCATCGCTTCGCAGAGCTGCGCGTGTCTGCCCGCCATCGCATTACCAATGCAATTAACTTTGTTGAAGAGCCCGTATATAGACAATCAAAGAACCCTCGCACCCCGAGTAAGATGGTTTTAGACGGATATATGGGCGCGTTCTTGCGCGGTAAAACGAGCCATTGGGGCGGTGCTTTCACGTTTGTTGGAAAAAATAACAATCTCTTATTGGCCTACCGTGAAAAAGGCGACTTATCGCGTGAAATACCTGATGTGTCGTATGGGCCAAGCGTGGCTGGCGCGCTGGTTAACGTTCGCGAGCAAGCCTACCCCCAAGTAATGAAACATATTCAAAAACATTATCAGAGAGAACTATGAGCGCGAATAAAATACTCGATGAAGTCACGGCCTTTTTTGGAGGATTTGCCCCCGCACAACGCGGGTTTTATGTGCCTCAGCAATTGGCGCCAGGTGAAACAAAAAAGGTGATCATTCAACCGGCTACACTCGGGCGAGATAAAAAAGCTAAAAGCATCGAAGTAATCGCCATTTTGATTACGCCAGGAGCTTCACCGCAAGGAACCGACACCACTCCCGATGAAATGCTCGTGAGCCTAGTTGAGGCCATTGATGAAAGTATAGATGGCTCCCAATCGGGTGTGAATAAAGCGCTCAATGGTCATGCTTTGGAATTTAAGCATGCCGAGACTATCAAGTTTGTGCCGCCTGAGTCACATGACCCATGTGCTAAGGCAATTTTTACCCTAACAGTAACTTACAGGAATCATTAATTATGAGTGGATTTATTTTGCGCGGCGAGGTGTTTCTAACCCGAGTCAATAAAAAAGGTGTGCCCTTAGGTGGCGCGGTCGGCCCTGTTAACGCCGAAGAACTCTCCCTCGAGCCTGATGTGTCAGAGATTTTGAGAACTTCAAATAATAAGCCGACTTATGGCAAGTCACTTGGCAAAGTACAAGATGCCCAACCGACCAAGGTTAAGCTTAAATTCGATGAAATCGAGGCTAAAGTTTTGGCGGAAACCTTGGGCGCTGAGCTATCAGAGCTTAATGCTGCGCCGGTCAATGCAGTTGCCAAAGCGATCACCTTACATGGCGATGGTTCTTGGACTCCCCTGGGTGCAAAGCAGATCACTGAAACCGGTTTTGCAGTGAATAACGGCGGTGCAGAGCCGTTAACACTGAATACTGATTACGAAGTTCATTGGGCCGGCGGGTTGATTCGCCCACTTAAGGGCGGTGCGTTAGAGGCCGGCGGTGATGTGACTGTCGATTTTCAATCCTTGGCTCGGGCTGGATCATCTATTACAGGTGGGGAAGTCCAGGAAGTAAACTGGCATATCTCTTTGGTTGGCGAGAATGTTGATACCAATGAGGCTATTGCACTGGACATTCCACTGGCTCAGATGAGCTCAAGCGGAGCCATTAACTTGCTACAAAATGAGTTTATGTCACCAGAGTTCGAAGGGGTGGCCTCAGTGGCCAGTGGTAAAACATACGACTACAAAATGGACGTCGTAGACCCCGCTTAATTACTCATGCTGTCCCAACCAAAGCCCCGTCTGTCGGGGCTTTTTTGTAGGTAAATTATATGTCGTTCAAAAATACCGTTGTTGAGTTCATCATCAAAGGGCGTGATCTATTCACCCCTAGCGCAGACAAGGCCCAGCGTACTGCACAGGAGCTAGAACGCACGGTTGATATAATGAATGAGCGCCTTTCAGACATTGAAGGGCAGCAGGCAGCGTTAAAGCGTTTTGATGAGCTCAATAATACGCTGGGGCAAACAGAAGAAGCGTATAAGCAGGCTAGTGTAGAGCTTGAGCAATATAAAGAAGAACAAAAGCTCGCTCGCTCAGAAGTCAAAGAGCTCAATAGTGAGCTACGCAATGCAGAAAAGACCCTCGCTGACTTAGAACGCCTTGAGCGCAACAGCACCACAACAAACAACCAGTTGCAGCGTGACATTGAGCAGCAGCGTCAAGCTGTTGAGCGTCTGCGACAGTCCCGTGATAAGTCGTCGCGTTCTTTAGCTGATCACAATCTCAAAGTTAAACAGGCCCGAAGCGAAACGGGCAAACTTGGCACAACGCTCAATAAAAATAAAGCCGAGTTTGAAAAGCTCAATAAAACACTGGGCAAAACTGAGGCGGACTTAAGCGATGTTAGCAATGAGCTGCAGGAGCTAGAGCGCCAACAAAATGCTGCAAAAGTCTCAATTGCGAGTGCCACCGCTAAGCTTGAAAAGCAACGCGACCAAATGGAACGCGCTAGCAAATCCGCTGGTGACTACGGTGGCAGCATTCGCGATGCGACCCGCGACCTGGTAGCGTTTGCCGCTGCATACGTAGGCCTTGATAAGTTCAAAGAGAGTTTGCTTGGTGTCCTCAATGCCGGCGATAGGGCCGAGGCATTTGCAACCCAAATGGCCTCTATCATGGGGAGCATTGAAGCTGGTGAGCAGGCTACGCAGTGGATCAATGAGTTCGCAAACAAGACAGGCACAAACCTCGAACAAGCCCGAGACTCGTTTGTAAGATTAAAAGCCTTTGGTCTTGATCCTATGGCCGGCTCAATGCAATCGCTCATTGACTACAACGCCTTGCTAGGGGGGAGCCAGGAAAAGCTAAACGGTATCATCATTGCTGTAGGCCAAGCCTGGGCCAAACAAAAATTGCAGGGTGAGGAAATACTGCAGCTCGTTGAAAGGGGCGTGCCGGTATGGGATATGCTGGCCGAGGTCACGGGTAAAAACACAATTGAGCTACAAAAGCTTTCCTCACAAGGTCAGCTTGGCCGTGATGTGATCCGCGAGTTGTTCGAGGAAATGGGCCGTCAATCAGAAGGGCAGGCCGCTCGCAGCCTTGAACGCCTGTCTGGTCAAGTAACATTGCTTTCAAATAAATGGGAGCAGTTCAAAATGCGCATCGCTGATAGTGGTGTGTACCGTGTCGCTATCCAGTTTATGACTGAGCTTAACGCGCAGTTTGATCGCATGGTTAACGACGGCACGATAGACCGCGCAGCACAAAAAATCAGTGACTTTTTCACGGCTATCATACGCGATGGCGGCGCATCCATTAAATCGCTCATTGAGAACGTTGATGCGCTTTTGACGGGAGCGGAGCGCGTAGTTGGAGCCATGCGCATTGTGTGGAATGGCTTTACTGCCGGCATTAAGACCGCAGCAATGGTGAGCACCGAATACGCTGGGCGCATGACTGATGCCTTTGCAAGTGCCCTTGATTTTGTGGGAGCCGATGAGTGGGCGCAAAAAGCTCAGCACCAGGCGAATGCGCTCAAGGCGGTCAGTGATGGTTTTCACCAAGGTATTTTGCAAGATGGCCGCGACCTTGATGCGGCGTGGCAGCAGTTTACTCAAACGGGGCAAACTCGCACCCGCCAGCAGTATCAGCAAACGACTCAAACAGTCAAAACAGAGCTAAATAAACAGACTCAGGCAGCAAAGCAAACGACTGACGAGGTAAAAAAAGCGACTACGACCGCTGCCACCGATATCAGTGTACTTTTAAGCAAAGCCGGCATTACAAGCACTGAATCGCTGTTAGAGCAGCAAGAGCAAGCGAAGTTGGTATATGAGCAAGTTAAAGAGCTACATGCACAGGGGGCCGTGGGTGTCTATGAACTTGAGCAGGCTTATACGAAATGGGCTGAGGCTGCTATCAATACTTCAACCGCCACTCGACAGGGTATACCGCCCACGGTTGAAGCCGCTGCCGCCGCTTTGGGGCTCTCCAATGAACTGAGGAACCTCATTGCTCAGGCGGAAAAATTAGCCCCAGTGGCCGACAATAACAGCGCCGCTGTGACGCGATTTAAAACGGATATCGCCAGCACGACCGAAGCCATTGAACAAAACCGCTTAGTGCTAGCGAGTAACACCGCAACAACGTTAGAAAAAGCCCAGGCACAGGAGTATTTAACAGAGCAAGAGCAGCGCTTAGAGCTGCAGACACAGGCACTCAACGAAGTGATGCGCGCCGAGGAATCGACGCTGTTTGATCTTGAGCTGCAAAAAGAGCGTCTGCAGGAGCGCATGGACATGCTCAACGGTCGCTATGAAGCCGGCACAATCCGAGCTGACGAATACCGCTTTGAAAAAGATCAGATTGGGCGAGTTTTGCGAGTGGTGAATGAGCTGTTAGGTGATTTCTCAAATCGCCAAGAGCGCGCTACGGATGCCACAAAGCAAGGAACGAGAGCAACAAAGGAGCAGGCCAAGGCGGCGAGAGAGAGTGCCCGCGAACTTGATAAACAAAGCCGCGCTTTAGACAAAGTGGCGAGCAGCGCGCAAAGTGCATCAAACAATAGCTATTACCCCACCTCGGGCGGTGGGGGAACTTCGGCGATGCAATCAGGGGCCACCCCGAATCAATCACGCGCGACACGTTCATTTACTACCTACGATGTAAAAGCCGAGCGTTCAAAGCGCCTTTATGAAGAAGCTATTGCCCGGGAGTATCAAAAGTTTGCAAGCGATATAGCCGGCGCGACTTCGCTTAATGAGCTGTCGAAGCTTTATAACCGCATCAACAATATGCTGACTTATGTGTCACGCGAGCAAAAGCGCCAGCTGACAACGGAAATTAACAATAAGCGGCAACAAATCAAAGCGCAACAGGAGGCCGCGCGTCAGGCTCGTATTCTCGAGCAACAACAGCAGCGCCAAGCCAAACAAGCCGCCACACAACCGACCCCACCACTTAGGTATAGCGAGCCCGCAGCAACGGGTTCGCCGACTGAGCTTGTCGAAGCATTAAATGGGTTCAGCGATGCAGTACGGGGGCGAGGTGAGATTGTGCGCTTACAAGTCGTATTCGGTGATGAGCTGCAGGAGCTATTAGCTCTAGCCGATGATGGCTTTATTTCAAAACTTGAGCAAATCCAGGAGACAACATGATCGCCTTTGCAGGGTTTTCTTTTAGCAATATGATCTGGGCTAACCGGTTTGCATGGTCGGGAGTGGTTCAGCAATACGAGCGAGGCTGTAATGGCGCTCAGCATATCGAATCAACTCTCGTCGATGTGGGCCGGCCCATTACCTTTGTCGGTGAGGTTGAGCCCGCTGGGCCTATTTTAAATGTGATCGAACATTCTCGGACCACCCTTGGCCCTTTTACGCTGACCATTAACGGGGTTAATTATCAAGTTAAATGGCACCACAACCCCGTTGCTGTCAATGCTACTCCCTTAAAAAACTACTCTGATGCAGATCCAGATCACTTCGAGAAAGTTGAGCTGCACTTTATTACTGTTTAAACGAGGTTTAAATGCGCAACGCACTTAAAATATTCAAACCTGAACTGTTGGGCAATGCGCCTTTCGCCGGTGGCCATCGCACCCCCGTTGAAGTGGTGAACGGCAAGCTTAACGATATATTTAGCTCGATTTCCGATGTTGACCATGCGCGCGGCTCTTTCGACTTAGTGAAGCTTTACCCCGCCGTGGCCACCGCTGACCAAGCGCGCTTTCAAGATGCCCACATCTTTGTATCAGATGAGCCAGATGATGAGCTGGTCAGTACGCTTGTGATAGAAGCGCCGGCACTCAATGACACCACCGAAATGGCCGAAATGCGCCAGCTGCTAGCGGCCCCTGATACACGATACCATGGTGTTGCGCTGACCACAGCTGACGCCTCTGGCCAATCGGCTTTAGTTGAAAAAACGCAGACCCCGCTTTTGCCGGTGACGCAGCGCGTGGTGCCAAAAATTAAAAACATAGTGTATCGCCACAGTGCGAGCACCAACGGCACCGAGTTCTTACGTCAGATCATCTTTGAAGCGCCGACAACGAATGATATTGCATTCTTTAGTTTTGAAGTGCCCGACCTGTTCACGTTAAAACCGTATTATCGCGCTGAATATTACGGTCGCTTTGGCGGTATGAAGCGGTTAGAGCCTATAGACAATAGTCAAGATGCGGAGCAGCTGGCAGTCAACGATGGTGTCGCGAGTGCAACGCTACAAGTGGCGCTGGGCGCGGGTAATTCATTTTACTTTTATTACTACTCAAGCGATGACTATCGCTATCATCAATATGCGCTTGATAACACAATGACACTCAGTGCTGATGAGGCGGTGGTGCCAGGAACGTGGCGCATTAAAAAAGCCGGAGATACAACGGTATACACTGATAACGGCTTTGGCGTTTTTTACGATAGCGATGGTGCGCCATTCGCTCAAGGCAATTATGAAACAGGCGAGCTTTCGCCAGCGGCCAATGTCGACACTGTTGGGACACAAGCGGATGATTTGGGCGCAGTCATTTTTATGCGCAACGCAACGAATCAGGGCTACCGGCGCGAGTTTTCATTCAATGTCGGCACAGAATCGTTTGTGATGAACTCGTTTTACTTGCGGTGCACACTCGCAAACGGCTCTCAGTTTAGCGTCAGCGCTACAGACACGGGGGAAATCACGCACGCGAACATCAACGGCACCATCAACGCCAATGGCGATGTAAGTTTATCAGCGGCCACAGGTGTCGATATCACGCACCTCGAGTACGACATTGATTGGCTAGAAGAGCATGTGATGGACGCAGACTGGCTGCACATTGACCCGAACAGCCTACCGAATAACGGGCGCGTATCAATTTTTCATGTGAACAATATCGTGCGTATCCAACATCATGACGCAGTTGAGCGCCCGTCACTCGGTCAAGGTGACACCGTGCAAGTGCTCACAGAGGCGGCACACGTTGAGCTCTACGATAAAGACTGGCAGCGACTTTACACGCCCGATGACGCCAACTTTAGCTATGACAAGACTTCGGGCCTTGTCACAATCAATGCGGGGATTAGTTCATTTACTGGCCCGTTCACAATAACCAGTGTGCAATCTGAGCTTGTGACCGTCGACCACATCAATGATAAAGAACTGCGCTTTTTAACGCCGCTTACGCGCACATACCCAGCTGGTTCACGCATTTCTAGCGCAAACGTCCTCGGTGATTTACAGGCGCTCCCAAAAGATGAGCGCACCATTGCCGCCTGGCAAAACGATTTTGGGGCCAGTACACCGCCTGGCAGTGCCTCACTCAATACCACGCAGTACCCAATTGAAACCACCAACCTTGGTGCTATCAATCAGCGCTGGGCGGTGGTATTTGAAAGCGAAACCGCTTATCGCGTAATCGGTGAGCACTTAGGTGTGGTTTACTCGGGCGATATTCTCAATGATTGCATTGTGATGAACCCCTTTGTGCAAGCGCCGTACTTCATCATTCGCAAAGGCGCGTTCGGGGCGGGCTTGCTACCTGGTGAGGCGTTCTTATTTGAAACGCTTTCTGCAGCACCGCCCATCATGGTCAGTCGCGCGGTGAACCCAGGGCACAGCTCCATCGAATACGATAAATCAACTCTATCACTACGAGGCAATAGGGACTCACTATGACGCAACCAGTAACCGTTTACCGTTGGGATGATGTAGGCGCACCACAAGTGGTTGATGGCCGCCCCAGCGAATATATTGAGATATTCAAAAAGTGCCTGGTCGAGGGCTATGGCACTAAGCAGCCGCTAGGCTGGACGATAGCGGAAGAAGTGGCCAACCCGCCTTTCATTGCTTTTCAAAATAACGTTGCAAGCGGCGGAAGTGGTGGCACGGTTATGATGGAAGCGCCAGGCAATGCCATTCGCGAAACTATAAGAGTGCAAAGCGCTTTGGATTTTGCAGGGCAAGGCAGCTTTTCTCGCGCTGGCTACTTCTTTGGTTTTAATGCCGCCAGTACAAATCCCACTTATCAGCCACGTAACTGGATACTAATTGGTACTGCTACAGCATTTTACTTTTTTGCTTTTTCGCCCATTAGAGCTACTTACAATTATCAAGGAACAACGACCTGCGTGGCGTTCTTTGTGGGTGATATAAACTCTATCTACCCTAACGATACAGGGCGGTTTACAGCTATGTCAGGGGTTAAAAATGCAACATCTTTTAGTTGGTCGTACAATTTGAATTATAAAATTGTGGACACCACACCGAATAATGTTGCTCAGTTATACCCAATGGACGGCTCAGGAACCCCAAGTGAAGTGAGCTTAGTACACATATTTGGTGGCCAGGCTGGCAGTACGCTTGATGACACGTTTGCAGCAGAGCCAGAAATAAAAATGCTCAGCCCCCTCTATCTTGTGAGTAGCTCAAGCTTTTATAACTCCCCTTATCTCAATGACACAACTTCACCTCATTGCAGGGGGATGTTGCCAGGCTTTTTCGCTTCACAGGAAGCCGGTTATAGAGATGTGGGGTATCAGCCTTTCATCAAGGCCATTGGTAGCCAGCAATATATGCAATTGCCATCTTCTCACTCTAACAGGTGTAGTTGCCTCTGGCTCAACCTAGAGGAATGGTAAATGCACGTTTTTACTGCAAAGCACTTTACCCCTGAAAATGTGTTTATGACTGGCTTCGTGCGTGTTGATGCACAGCAAGAAGCTGAGCGCTTAATGTTCTTAGATAGAAACACCGGCGGGCTTTTATTTCATTGCGGCACTGGCACCGGCATTGTTGACCGCTTCGTGCCGCTGAGCTATACGGTTGACCCTGTACTAATGGTGGTCATGCTCGATGACGATGCGCAATACAGCGGCAAAATTTTCGACTTAGTACAGGCGACCCCAGTGGACTTGGCCACTTTTAATCCTGCCGATCCGTTTCCCGAACCAGGTGCTTAAATGTTCGTTAAACTGCGTTTTTCTGCCGGCTATGAGGTTAAAACTAGCCCCCTTATTATGCGCTTCGGCGATGATGGTGGGCCGGTTGACCCGCCTGAGCCGGTACTTGTTGAAACGGGCCAAGAGTGGCATGTGCTGTGGCGAAATGGGCAGGCGATTGAGTCTGCAACAACGCAGCGGTGGACAAGCTTAGCTGAGCAGCGCGACTTCACACACGCTTGGCAGACTACCGAGGCTGTGGGCCAGCAAGTACAGTGCGCCTGGCTTAATGGAGAGTCTATTAGCCAGCGCTATCAATTAGCGTTTTCAAGCTCCCACCCGCTCACCGGCACAGACTTTACCTGGCGCTACGCTTCACTACTACCGAGCGAGCAAACAGCATGGCACATGCGCTGGCGAACCAAATCACCACTCACGGGCACAGACTTTACATGGCGTTGGAAAGCAGGCCCACTCACCGGCATCGATGCAACGATGGAGTGGTGGAAAAGCCCTCCTGAAGTTGGCCAAGCAACGCTGATGCATTGGGGGCCGTATCCGTGGCAGTGGATTTGTTATTGGGTAGCGCACCCGTTCCCAGGAGCCGTTAAGTTGCGCTTTGACGAGCAAAGCCAGACGCATACGGGCGCAATCTCGATGCGTTTCGATGAACCACACAAAGTGTGCTACTGGGGCTTGCCTGGTGGCAACCAGCGAGGCTGGGACGATGTACCAACAAACGAAATTAAGGTGCCTATTATCGCGCCTGTTGCAAGGAGCTATTTGATGCAACCAACTTTTACGTGCGTGAGGGTGCGTGATGAAATGCAGATCATGCTTAGTGCATTCACTCACCAGCAAAGTCGCGGTCAATTTGCCGCTGTGGTTAATTTAAAGTTTATGTCACGCATTGACCAAGAACGTGCCATCAACGAGTTGCTGCGTATCGAGCTCAACGGCTATGAATTTTACGCCTGGGCCGAAAGCCCCTCTAAGCAGATTTCATTTAATAACTATCAATATTCAGCAAGTGGGCGTAGTCGAGTTGCTGAGTTAGCCTCACCTAACAAGGCACCGGCCAATTACTCAAACCAGACAGTGCAAACAATTGCAGGGATAATGAGCGGCCTACTTTCTGATGGTTGGACTCTTGATAGTCAGATAATTGATTTTCCAGTGCCGGCCCGAGCTTTCAACATTATGAATAAAGCGCCAGCAGAAGCGCTAAATGAAGCAGCAGAACGCATTGGAGCTATGGTGCTTTGCGATGACTCTCTAAAAAAAGCCCGCGTCGTACCTCGGTGGCCTGTTATGCCCTGGGATACAGCTAGTGCGACCTGTGATGTAGTTCTTAATGAAGGTGTGATCACGAGTCACAGCGCTAGAGAAATAAGACAGCCTGATTTTAACGTTGCCTTTGTTAGAGGTGAGCAGGAGGGGGTGAGCTGTCGCGTTAAACGTAGAGAAACGCTGGGCGATAGGTATGCCCCTGAAATCGTTGATAGCCTCATTACAGATATACAAGCTGCTAGGCAGAGGGGGAGCGCGGTGCTAGCCGATAGCGGTAAAAAAGAGGAGAGCACTATAAAGACGAAAGTTATGCCGCAGTTGCCGCCCTTACAACCTGGCCAGTTAATTGGTATTCAGTATGCCCAGCATCTATATAAGGCAACATGCGACACGGTTACAGTAAGCGCTGCAGTAGACAAGCAGGGCCGAATCACAATCAATCAAACTGCGGGGCTAACTAAAAATGTCTAATGCTCTAAGCCGGCTAAGCGCGATACTGGCGAACCCAAGGCGTATAATTGTGGAAGTGGTGCAAGTTCACTCAAATGGCACCACCACAGTTAGGCACGCCGATGGCAGTGAAACAACCGTTTTAGGGTCTGATGTGGTCGCCAGCCATGCGTATATGGAAAATGGTAAAATTATCGGTGAAGCACCGGATTTACCTTATTATGAAATAGAAGTGTAG